TTGTCAAGAAGAAATTATAACAAAAGAATTTGATACTAATACTTCTAATTGCTCTATTGTTATGACAGTCAGTAAATTTAATGTTCGAGACGCAATAACATTGTATCAAATAATTGAACAATATGTAACATTTACGCACAAAGAACCGTTAAATTTTAATTATCTATATTATCCTGAGCACATGGCTTGTCATAACATGTCAAAGCGAGAGTTAGAAGAAGTAATTGCCATATATGATGAACAAATTCCTCTATTACTCAGTGGCAGTAAAATGAAGAAACAATGTATTGATTTGCGCAATAGTTTGGTCTCGTTTCTAGGGGATAAGACTGTTGATAATCCTCGCCCAATAACTACTGACCATAGAGGATAAAGCGACATGAATGTTGCTGGCAAGAAAAATATGGTATTTTTTGGTTGTTCCTTTACTGCAGGGCATGAATTAGCAGACCATGAAATACTGGGAGTAACATTCGAAGAATGCAACAAAATGAAAGAGAAGCACCTTCGTTCTGGGAAAACAAGCAGCGATTTTGATTTGATGTTAAAAATGAAAACAGGACTTACCCACCAACAATATGTAGATATTTCTTCAAAGAAAACATATGCTAGTAAACTTGCAACGAAACTGGGGTTAAGTCATACAAATTATGCGGAACCAGGATTGTCAGTAGAGCATTCTACATTAAAACTATTCGATGCATTTTATGCAGGAAAATTGAATCCTGATACTGATATTATCTTTTTTGGATTAACTACACCACACAGATATCTATATTTTAATGAGATGGGTCATGCATTGACCAGAGTCATGAGTCATGAATTGTTTTTCGAAGAAGATATCATTCATAATGATTACAAAATTATGCATTCATATTATTTTGCTGTTCAAAATTTTATGAATTTTTGTATAAAGCATTCTTTCGAATTTACATTACAACCATCTGTAAACTGGAAAATGTTGTATCCTGACATCGTGAACCCGCAATATGAATTGTATCATAAATTGGATAAAAACTGGCAATATCTTTCCATGTATAAAAAGATGTTAGACGAATTTCTTGAACATACTATAGATAAACATGTGTGGCTCTCTTCATGTTACGATCGCACTATACATGAAAGATGTGGATTTAATCATCCACCTGAGATTGCACATGATATTTACTCGGAGGCATTATATGTTAAAATTATTAATAGACAAAATTAAGAAATACATTATAAAAAGAAAACACATTCAGAGAATGAAGAAAATCAGAAAGGCGGATCCCTTTATCTATGATTGAATGGGGAATATCTGCAGGGGCGCATGATGCTGCATTAACTGTTGTTACTGGCGCGGAGATACTCTTTGCCTCTCATGCAGAGCGATACAGTGGAATCAAAAATGACAAGCATCTAAATGACGATCTGATCAACGCAGCACTGAAGTTCGGTAAACCAGGAAAAATCCACTGGTATGAGAAACCAAAACTGCGAGCAATGCGTAGATTACTTACGGGGCAAGGACTAGTTCGTTTTAGTGTTCGGCGTTATCTAGAAGATGAATTTGGACTCCAAGTTCCTGTTGAATTTGCATCTCACCACGAGTCACATGCTGCAGCAGGTTTTTACACTTCTAAGTTTGAATCTGCAACTGCATTAGTAATTGATGCTATCGGTGAATTTGACACAGCATCTATATGGTTGTGTGATGGCGATAAGATGAAGAAGAAGTGGAGTATGGATTATCCGAAATCGCTTGGGTTATTTTATTCCGCTATAACAGACAGAGTTGGATTGAAACCAAACGAAGATGAGTATATCCTCATGGGCATGGCAGCGTATGGTAATCCCAATAAGCACTACTGGGACATGCGCGAACTATATGAGCGAACTAATTTGCATCGTGGTTGTAAGTGGTGGTTGAAAAACGAAGATCCTGATCACTACGATCTTGCTGCTTCTGCGCAGAAGATTTATGAAGAAGAATTCGATAAACTACTCGTTCGCGCAAAGATACGAGATCCTTTTCAAAATAATCTAGTATTATCAGGGGGTTGCGCACTTAATTGCTCTGCGAATCATATCGCATTGAAATATTTCAAAAATGTTTGGATCATTCCGAATCCAGGAGACGCTGGTAGTTCTCTTGGTGCTATTGCTGCAAACAACCGTAGAAAACTAAACTGGCAAGGTCCATATCTCGGCGAGAATATTAATACTGAATATCCTGTAGAAAAACTATTGACTTCTTTGCTTAAAGAGGGTATAGTTGGAGTTGCTAGTGGAAAGGCAGAGTTTGGTCCGAGGGCATTTGGTAACCGAAGTCTCCTCGCCGATCCTACCAGACCAGATATTAAGGACAGAGTAAATGCAATCAAACGCAGACAAAAGTTTAGACCATTCGCACCAGTCATCCTTGAGCAACATGCAGCAGAATATTTTGACATGCCAGTTGAAGTATCCCCTTACATGCAGTTTACTGCAAGATGTAAATTTCCTACAAAGTTCCCTGCTATCATTCACGTTGATGGCACATCTCGCGTCCAAACTGTAAATGAGCAGCAGCATCCAGGATTGTTTGAATTGCTGACAAGATGGTATGAAGAAACAGGTTGTCCCATGTTACTCAACACCAGTTTAAACGTCAAAGGTTTTCCAATGGTAAATGATGAAAAAGATGCGGCAATGTTTCAAAACATCTATAATGTGGAAGTATTTTAATAAATAGATCTATGGCAGACATACTCAAATTTCCTGATAAGTTTTATGGGAAGCGACTATACCGAATACCGCTGTATTCGGATATGGACATTGATGTTGTTTTATTCTGCGTTAATGCATTCGGTGAAACGGATAATCGTGTAATTATCGACGATTTAATTAAAATGGACCCAGTTGATGTCATGAAATGTATTGACTTTTCGCTTGAATCAGAGTATATTTCTAATACTACGAAAGCGCATATTCAATGCATTCGTAAGTCGATTGAGGAAATCCCCTTTAAACTTGAGAACTAATATATTATGAATATTTTTTACCTTGACCGTGACGTCAAAACTTGTGCTACATATCACAATGATAAGCACGTTGTTAAAATGATTTTAGAGTATGCCCAATTACTGTCAACAGCACATCGTATGCTTGATGGTAAAGAATATATTGATGCCTCTTCTGGTCGACGCATAAAACGTTGGCGTCTTAACGATGACAACATGGAGAATATGCTTTATAAGGCATCACATATTAACCACCCCAGTGCTATTTGGGTTCGGCAGTCTAATAATAATTACAATTGGTTGATGTGTTTGTTGCAAGATCTTTTACAGGAATATACTTACCGATATGGTAAGATTCATGCGACTGATCGTCTAGTATACTGGTTGCGAAAACCACCTGCTAATATTCCTGTTGGTTATTTTACGCAACCGACTCCTGCCATGCCTGACGAATACAAAGATCCTTGCTCGGTTGTTTCGTATCGGAACTATTATATCGGCGCAAAAAAAACTATGGCAAAGTGGAAAAATCGTCCTGTTCCAGAGTGGTGGAGCGACGCAGTTTAATAAATACTTACATGAGAACAAAAACACCAATTCCAATTTCAGATACCGAACTCCCTCGGTAACAAACGGCGACTCCACCTGTGTGGCGTCGCCATTTTTGTATTCACTCTAGTAAGAATAAGGACTGTTCATGACGAGAAGAAAAAACAATCTCCAAGTTGTAACGAATTCTGAACCAAAGGTAACAATTGAAAAGAGTAAACTGTGTAAAGTTAAATATGAGGATCTACGAAATATTCAACCTAAGACACAGAATCAACGACTCTTCTTCGATCTTTATAATCAACAGTCCACTGCAATGCTACTACATGGTGTAGCAGGAACAGGAAAAACTTTTATTTCCATGTATAAGGCGCTTGAAGAAGTTCTGGATCCAACAACAGATTATGAGCGTGTGGTTGTTGTGCGTTCAGCAGTACCATCAAGAGATATCGGACACCTTCCAGGTGACGAGAAGGAAAAAACAGAGGTCTATACTTTACCATATGTTGAGATATGTGATGACTTATTCAATCACATTCAACCCTTCCTGCGCATGCAGGAGCAAAAGACCGTTCATTTCCTGATCACCTCGTTTGTGCGTGGTATCACACTTGATAATTCAATCATAATTGTTGACGAATGCCAGAACATGACTGACATGGAACTCAACTCTATTATGACTCGTATTGGTAAGAACTCCAAGATTATCTTCTGTGGAGACTTCCGCCAAACCGACCTAAATAAAAAGAACGACATGTCAGGATTGCAAAAGTTTATCGCAATTGCTGAGATGATGCCATCATTTAAGACGGTTGAATTTTCCGTGAATGATATTGTCAGGTCGAAACTTGTCAAGGAATATATCCTTGCTCGTTTAGAATATGAAGAAAAACATAATTAAGGGCTTGACTTTTCTGAAAAATTATAGTATAATGGATTTATGATGTTTGAAACGATATATGAATATGAAGATTTTGCCCAATCAACTACGAGCGAAGATGGTGGTAGAGTTTATGTAAATGCCAGTGGCGTAGCATATCCCTCTGCCACCACCGTTCTGTCTGTTCTCTCTCGCGACTCTATCGCTGCTTGGCGAAAGCGTGTTGGCGAAGAAGAAGCAAATAAAATCTCAAGCAAAGCATCAACTCGCGGAACTAAGATTCACACACTAACTGAGACGTTTCTCAAGAACGAAAACGTTGGTGACAAGATTGATGAGGTCAAGGCATCGTTGCTTGATGTTGAAATGTTTAATAAGTTTAAACCTATCCTAGAACCAATCAGCAACATCCATTGTCAGGAACTTGCACTTTACAGTGATCACCTGCGTATGGCAGGTCGTGTCGACTGTATTGCTGAGTATAATGGTAAACGTGCTGTTATCGACTTTAAGACTTCCAACAAGTCTAAGTCAAAATCATATATCGAGAGTTACTTCATGCAGACAGCAGCATATGCTATCATGTATGAAGAACGCACTGGTATTCCTGTTCCTTGGTTGGTAATTCTAATCGCTGTCGAGGATGATGTTCCTCAGGTATTCATCGAAAAGCGTGATGACTGGGTGAAGAAACTTCTTCGCACTCGCGACTTTTATGAAAATGGGTATTATACCAGTGAGTGAACTGTCCGAACAACGGATGGAAATTTGTAGGCAGTGTGAATTTTTTAAAGCAAAACTGTGTATGAAATGTGGTTGTCTCATGCCAGCAAAAACTAAACTTAATCGCGCATCCTGCCCAATAGGTAAGTGGGGTTCAGTAGGAAAAAAACTTCCTTGGGAAGCATAAAACACTTGACTTTCTACGTTATGTATAGTATAAATAATATATCAGTTGTTGACAGTTGACAATAAAAGCGGAAAGACGAGGGTTCGACTCCCTCCACCTCCACCATCTATCAAGTGTTTAGTTTGCTTGGCACGGGAATTGCGTATGTAATTCGGCACTTGATAGTTGATGGGGGTGACCTTGGAATTCGATTTTCGTGTAATAGGAATACCGAGACTGATTGACTGGCAAAGCGCCACAAACTGTAAATGCAAACGATAACGTTGCCTTTGCTCTAGCTGCTTAAGCTAGCATTGGGTTTTTGATAGTTTTTCCTCGAAACAGAATAAAACTATCAACCGTTCGATTAAACGGTTGAACCGAGTCTTGCTGCGGTTCCATACTTATAAATATTTGCATAACCTACTATGCCTCTACTTGAAAAAGCACGCCTAGTAGGTTTTTTTGTCTTCGGGCACCAGTGTGGGGAGTCACTGGTTAATACCCTCTCAAGTTTAACGAGTATTAGGAAATAAGATGACTTCCTTTAACAAGAAGTTTTTCAAGTTTCTTTCGATTTTTACAGTATTAGTATATAGTTTATATGGAATCAATTCATATGCTGAAGATGCTATCGAGAGAGATACAAGGGAATACTCCCTTGGCTTTGTAGAAGTAATCCAAGAGATTAAAGAAGATGCGGCAGAAGAAAAAAAGAAAACCGCATTAAGAAAAATTGAAACCCAAAACATACATTTAGCAAATAATCGCGAATTGAAATGTCTAGCAGACAATATTTACTACGAGGCAGGAAACCAGTCAACTCAAGGAAAGTTGGCGGTTGCTGCAGTAACTATCAATCGCGTAAAAAGTCCCAAGTTCCCGAAGTCTGTATGCGCAGTCGTGTATCAAAGAACTAAGCGTGTTTGCCAGTTCTCATGGGTATGCGAAGGTAACAAGAGCATACGCAGTGCCCAGCAATATTCAGAATCAAAAAAAGTTGCTGAAAAAGTATTGCTTTCTGGGGCAAATCAGGGTATACTTGGACGTAACGTGCTATTCTACCATGCGGATTATGTTAATCCAAGATGGAATCTGAAGCGTGTTGCGAAAATCGGTGATCACATTTTTTATGCAGGATAATAACATTGAACATGGTAATGGATGGTTCTGAAGTAACCAATGAATTTTTAATTACGAAAGAGTATAATACAGCAATAGAGTTCTCTCAATTCGTGGAGAAACAATCATTCGAGAATGGTATTCCTTGTTTGGATATTCTTCTTGATTATTGTATCAAAAAAGATATTGAGATGGAATCTGTTGCTGTATTACTCACCACTTCTCTGAAAGAAAAGATTCGAGCAGAAGCAGAAGAACTAAATATGCTAAAGCGAAAATCTGGCGGGAAATTACCACTTTAATGGAAGCGTATGAAGTTTATCGCCTCTACATGGCACTTAAACTACATTTCACTACTGAGTCATATGACATCACCAAAACCAAGGGTGCTGTCAAGGCATCAGAATCTGCCTTCTTAAAACGGAGGGATGTTTTCCTATTCAGGAAACTGGCGAAGAAGTTCGTCACTCGCCAAGAAATTATCAACTACTTTGTTGCAAACTTTGCAACAGGAGATAAAAACGGCGGCATCTTTAGTGCAGATTCTGATGACATTTATGAAAAGTGGAAGGGTAGACAAGATAGATTGTCTTACATGTTTGCAGATGATATTAGTCGCTTACTCTTAGAGGCAGAGAAGTCAGAACAAGATCCTTTTGTATCTGTTAGCAATCAACATCCAATATTAATTAAGATGTTACTTGGTAAAAAAATTTCACTAGAAACAGTTATTATACTTGACAAACTACTAGATTTCAGGTATAATGTAACTACTGAATTGTTGAACGATTTTATCTGGAATGATTTAAATCTTTTGATAATTAAGTACCGTCCGTTCGTTCGTATAGATCGAACAAAATTCTTTGAACTATGGAATAAGGAGAAAGGCCAAGTGGTCTGTTAGATGAGTAACTCAAGAAGTAAGGACTACTACGGGTCTGAACCCCGAGTAAAAGAAGTACGCAAGGGTGTTGATAAATCAAATAAGCACCGTAAAAACTTGTATAAATACTCTAGTAGAAATGATACAGATGAGTATGATGACTACGATGATTACAATACAAACCGTAAATACTAACATACAACGCAAATATAAGGACAATACATATGTCAATTAATTCACTATCAGAACTCCGTAAAAATCGCGGAAACTTCGACTCACTCATGAAAGCAGTTGAGTCAATCGCAAACCCATCAAATGAAAAGCGTGGTGACGATGATCGCTTCTGGAAACCAACTGTCGATAAGGCAGGTAATGGTCAAGCAGTTCTTCGCTTTCTTCCTGCACCTTCTGGTGAGGAACTTCCATGGGTTCGCATTTTTGATCATGGTTTCCAGGGACCAACTGGAAAGTGGTATATCGAAAACTCGTTGACCACAATCAACAAACCAGATCCAGTCGGCGAACTGAATTCCGAACTTTGGAACTCAGGTATCGAAGCGAATAAGGAAATCGCTCGTAAGCAAAAGCGTCGTCTTTCCTACATCTCCAACGTTCTAGTGATTCGCGATCCAGCAAATCCTGAGAATGAAGGTAAGGTATTCCTTTACAAGTATGGTAAGAAAATCTTTGACAAGATCAAGGATGTAATGCAACCAACCTTCGAGGATGAGAAACCAGTCAATCCGTTCGACCTCTGGGAAGGTGCTAACTTCAAGTTGCGCATTCGTCAGGTTGAAGGTTATCGTAATTACGATAAGTCAGAATTCGATGGTCCAACTCCTCTCTCGGAAGACGAAGACAAGTTGGAGCAGATCTGGAAGAATGCGCATTCGCTTGCCACTTTCCTAGATCCTTCGAACTTTAAGTCATATGATGAACTGAAAGCAAAGATGAATGCTGTTCTCACAGGTGGTGCTCGTATGGCAACTGCTGAGAAGGTTAATCCGCTTGATGCTGAAGACGAACTGTTCGTTGAAACCAAGATGCGTAATGCACCTGCTGCTAAGGCAACGGATGACTCGGCACCATGGAAAGAAGACAGTGACGATGAAACGATGAGTTACTTCTCGAGTCTCGCTGACGACTAAAATGAAAAGGGGGACTTATTGTCCCCCTTTTTTAAACCGCAACTCGTTTACGTTGATATTGTAACCAAGTAGGATCGTCTGATCGTACTGCTCCTACGCCTCCTTGTGGCGTCATACTTGGACCAGATTTATCCCCGCCACCTCCGCCTTGATTAATCACTGTTGGCGGTGGAACATTCACTTGCATTTTTTCCTTTGTCGCAGCAGTTCCTGCTTCAACCAATGCACCGTCAACGTTCTTTCCTGTTTCGGTTTTACCAGTTTTCTTCTTTGGTGAAATTTGTTCGCCCGTTTGATTACCTTTACTCTCGACCTTACCTGCATCTAAAGACGGTGCTACTTCCTTTTTCTTTGGTTCGGTTGCTTTCTTAACAGTTTCTACTGCTTTAGGTTTAACTGTTTCTTTTGATTTTTCTACTGTCGCTTTTGCCTTTGGTTTAACAGGTGCTTCTGCTTTTGCTTCATCTTGATTGAAGAATCCATATGCTGCACCAGCAACCGCACCAACTGGACCCAAAAAAGAACCCATCGCAGCGCCTTTTGCGGCACCCTTTACCTTGTCTCCCCCAGAAGGTTTTAGTTGTTTTTTGAGTTTATCGCCTTCTGCTTTGCTTATCTCACCCTTTTTGACCTTTTCATCAATCGCTGCTGCTTTATCGCTATCGCCTTTCCACCAGTTGCTAAGTTGTCCGGCCTTTTCACCCAAATATTTTCCACCGCCACCGCCGAGGAAACCGCCGACAAGAGCGCCGCCAACTCCACCGACTGCTGTACCAATCGGTCCAAGAGCAGAACCATATGTTGCGCCCAATAGAGCGCCACCAGCAGCACCTGCTGCGATACCCGCACCTTCGCCGACTGCTTTGGATTTTTCCACTCTAGCAGTTTTTTTAGTTTTATCTTTTTGATCTAATCCTTGTGCCTGTGTAAGTTCTCCCCGAGAAACTTTCTCGTCGATATCTTTATTTGCTGCACCTTCTTGTTGTTTCGCATCCTGGTATCCAGTGTATCCTTTATATGCACCATATGCAACACCAGCGACACCTGCTGTTACGGCAGCACCAGTTGCTAATGCTCCCATTCCCAAACCACCGCCCAATGCGCCACCAGCAACTTGCGCAGCAGTATCAAGTATACCGCCTCCACCACCGCCGCCGCCACCTAAACTTGCCCCGTTTGTTTCAAACCAAGATGCAAGAAATTCCATTTTCTCTAGAAGTTTTTTTGATATCTCAAGCGAATCATCTGAATTGGATTGTAGAGCAACTAAAGCAGCACCAACTGCTGCCATTCCTGCTAGAGAATTATCTGCTGAAATTCCTGCAGTATCTTCTTGCTTTTCGCTTGATGCTGCTAAGGTCTGATTGATTTCATCTTTGCTGACTGGTTTACCGTCTTTTCTGTATGATATGTCTTTTTCGGAAGCAGGAGCAATTCCTTGTTCTTCTAGAGTTTTAATTTGATCTTCTGTTAAATCAGTCAATTTATCAATAGGTTGAAACTGCTGTTTTTCTTTTTTATTACCAGTTGTTGAATTATCTTGTTTACCTTGATCTAATATTTCTTCAATAACTTTTTTGAACATGTCTGCAAGAGATTCAGTACCCGATTCATTTTCGTTTTCTTGCAGTTTCGCCAATTCGCGTTGGCGTTTATCTTCGTCGGTGGTTAATACTCTATCAAGCATCCCACCTTCAGGTCTGAAACTTTCTTTAAGTCCTGAAGCAAATCCAGATGCGCTACTAGATATAAATCCTTTGGCGACCTTTGCGATACCTCGTGCGGTTTTCTTAACAGGTTCTTTATCGGTATCAAGTCCAGCTTCTCTTCCCATTCTGTTTAAGAATGTATCTTTCTCACCAGTAAGAGTAATACCCTTTGCCTTGAACAATTCTTCTTTCGCTTGATCCTGCATAGTAGAACCAAGTGCCTGCAAATTAGGATCGTTCGAATCCATCATTTTCTTCGCAATACCAGTGATTTTACCGATTGCTTTTTCAAATTCGCTCATGTTTTTGGTCTGGAGTTTTGTAATTTCCTCGACCATTGTTTTGATCAACTCTCTTTGATCATCGTCTATTTTACCAACAATTTCAAGAGCAACAGTATTAAAACTTTTACTGAATGATGCAATCATAGATTGTGTAGCAGAAGCATTTGCTTCGGAAGTTGATGCTGTGTTTACTGCAGCAGAAATCTTAGCAAGTTGTTCTTCCTTACCAATGCCTTTTTTTGGTGTAGAACCAGATTGAGCGATTGTGCGCCCTTGACCGACTCCTGAACCAGCAGTTCCTTTTTCATTTATTGGTCCAGTTTTTTCGTCTAATTCGTTCATTAGTCCTGATTCTCTGCTTTCTTTTTGAGATGTGTTAGCAACATCCCAATATAGACTTCCCTCTCCCACGGTATCATATTTTCTAACTCAGTTAAACTATATTTATGCTCGTGCATCAAAATAAAATTAACTTTATAGAAATTCATCAAGTTATCATGAGAAAGGGTTATCCGAAAAAATTTTCAACACCATCCACAACTACACTGTTTTCGGTTTCACATTTTGAACAAACATAATCAATATTGTGGAAAATCTTAGGGGATGTCAAGAAAAATTCAACAATCTTTTCGAACTGATCGTTTGTTAATCCATCGATAAACTTCGCAACTTCATCGTATCCCTCTTCCGAAGCATTGTGAACTTCTTCCTTCGTGAAGATCTTATCGATACATGAAACCACCAAATCAAACATTGGCATATCCTCATTTGATAATATTTCTGCAGTAGGATACTTCATCACGACACCAATGTCACTATCGATCATAATCTTATTACTGTGAGATGGATTTGTTCGTAGTTGTATATTATCGAGATCAAGTGTAGTTGCAGTCTTGTGACCACACTCTCCGCAAATTAGATTGAACTCCGAATCTTTTCCAATAGACTGCGATCTCAATCTGATAAAAATATTTTGTAAATCGAAGAATGGTAATTGCTCGGCATCAAGTTTACCGTCCGAACAGGAAAATACAACTTGTTGCATCGCTCTGACCATATCTGATCTTTGTTCAGACTCTGCTGCGAGGATAAGAATTTTCTCTTCTTTGACCAGAAATGGTCTCATCGTTACTTTTTGTTTCGTCGAAAACACATCAACATCAAATGTTGGTACTGATAATATAGGTAATGCCATAATTTACTCCAAAAATTAATTTATTTCATTCAAATTGCTATATTCTTTGCCTTCTGGCGTATATGCACTTATGACTTCCCATCTCTTATATGCGAAAGATACGGGTAGTCTCAAAACTTCCGAATTGGTTGAAGAAACAGTTATTGGTGCGAGAGATCTAGGAAATGCATCATAGATTCTCCAATGAGCGATAACTTTGTCTTCATTGTTTAGAGATACCAAATCAATTTCTGAATAATACTCAGATGGATAATTTACATATCTCGTGTATGGATTAATAATTTTACGCATCCAGTCTCCGAAGAAATCTTTTGCCGTCCAAGAGGTATCGCACAAAAACGTGAACGAAATAGAATCCCCGCCAAAATCAATAGCATTTGCACGTTGTTCATTTAGGTTGTTTATTCTAAATGGTCTAGTTCCAACCAACAGTCCTGGGAACATTGCATCTTCGACCATCATAGAAATTAATTTTGGTGATGGTCCTTGACTTGTTCTATGCTCGCGCATAAACGGAGGCGGTAAAAACAATGCTTCAAAACGACTTGATCTCGCAAAATCAGTTTTTCTAATTTGAGATAAAAAATCATTGATGTTATGATATGTTGGTCTCGCCATTAGAATTTGCTCCTAGAATCTCTGAATACTTGTTCTTTCGTGGCGCCCACAAAGTTCTCGATTGGTAAGAATATTGCTGCTTGCCAATCCTCAGGATTGACTTTTAAGAATCGCGAGTTAACATGATTGGTCAGATAATGTTTGATACATGGTTTGACTTCATTCGCATTCTTCAAGTTGTTTAATAGATTGTATGACATACGCAACTTGGTTGTTTCAGAATATGTCTTGGTTGTTTTATAGTCTAATAACTCACCAAGAACCTGTGCTCGTAGCAGGTAAGGCAGGTAATGTAAATTGATTCCATAGAATCCACCTTTTGCTGGACCAAATGGTAGTACCAACGGAAAGGTGTCATAGAAAGGAAGTTCTTCTTTCAACTTTGGATCATAGAAATACATATACATCGAACCAATCTCGATATTGGAGTTTAATTCACCAATATCAGATTTCATTACGCTGCTCTGAGACAACCTCGCGCCCACGAGGTTTTTTACATTTCGCATGTACCAATCCATGGACTTTTGTCCATCACCTGCTCGGGCGCGAAGTCTCTGAAACGGATTTGCCAATTACCTACCTTGTCCTCTGTATGCTTTATAGTTCGCACGTTTGCGTTTATTCATGGTTGAAAACTTTATCGAAGAGGCACTACCACCAATTGTGGTCTTGCCTTTTTTCTGATTAGTAAAGGAAATCTTATTGTTTCCGCCACTTGCTTTTGCCATAGATATTCTCCTTCTTATTTATTACGGATTCCCAACTCTTTTTCAGTTAAGATGATAAATTTCCATCCTCTATCTTCACAAAATTCAGTAGCAAATTTCCACTTTGCTTGGTTCACACCCCACTGCATAACTTCCTGTAGAAACTTCTTTGTTTTTCTAGCAGGCACTTTGGGTTCTTTAGTAAACTTCTGCGGTTTTACCTCAACCAGATACTTCTTTGTAACACCACTTTTTTCTTGAACCTTGATATAAAAATCCACGAAATATCTATGTACTCGATTATCTAAAGGAGAGATATATGGAATGGGTAACTCTTCAGATCCCCATTCCAATATGTTGTCGTTATTATCACACCACTTCATGAACTTTAGTTCCCAACTGGACCGATAAACAATATTGTTCGGATTCCCAATATATTTCTTTGGATCCTGTATTTTATACAGACCTTTCAAAGATTCCTTACCATAACTCATATAAATATTCCAAACTCTATACTTAATAGGATATTTATTCTAGATGGCATTAACTCCTGCACCTGCAGCCCCTACGCAAACTCCTGCTCCAGGAGCAACTGCACCTGCTGCTGCAACACAAGCACCAGATCCTAAAAAAGAAAGTAGATTCAATAGAGGCAAACTCATTGAACAAACAGGTAATCCACTAGAAACAACACTTACGATAAACAGTAAACGGTATCCGCTGGAACTTGGTGCTTCCGACGAATATCCACACTGGGTTGTATTTTATCCATTAACTCGCGAAGGAACTAAATCCAGTCAAGACTTAATGAAATCTGGTAAAGGTGTTATTTTTGACCAGTCTGATCAAAACCGAGCGGATCCACAGAACAATATTTCTGCTGCTCTTGTTGCTGGTGCAGTAGCAGGATTTACTGCTGGTGCAGCAAGTGGACTTGGTGAATTACTCAAGAGTAATGGTGGGAAAGTAGTAAACCAAGGAGCAACTAAAGTCGGCGGACCAGTTTCTATGGGTTCTGCCAAACTCGGTAAAGTTTTCGGCGATATTATTAAAGGGACAGCGGTTGGTGGTGCATATGGTGCAGCATCTGCAGCAGTTGCTGGTGAGCAAAGACTTGTCTTCGGGCAGGATGAAATTGTTCTCCATATTCCAGATAAAGTTGCGTCAGGATATAGTGCAAACTGGGAAACTGCAGATCTCGGTGGACTCGTTGGTGCTGTTGCTTCGGGTAAAATGTCAGCAGATTCATTGTTCAATAAAAATGGCGAATTTGATGCAGGATCAGCGATGCGTTCTGGTGGCGAACTTGGTGACTATGCATTAAGAAAACTTGGTAAGGTTGCAAGTATTGCTGGTTTTGATAACATAAGTAATGTTGTTGCCGCGACTTCTAAGAAAGTCGAAAACCCATACAAGGAACAACTATTTCGCTCCATGGGTTTCAGAAAATTTGCCTTTGATTATAGATTTTCCCCCAAGAATGATAAAGAAGCACAAGAAATTTTCGGTAAAGATGGTATCATACAAACTTTCTCGAAACACATGCATCCAACAAGAAGTCAAAATGGATTGTTTTTGACCTACCCATCAGAATTTCTTATCATCTACTACCATAATGGTAGTGAAAATAATTACATCAAGAAAATTTCTAATTGCGCATTGACAGACATGACTCTAGAATATGGCGCAGAAGGATTCACAACCTTCTCAAATGGTTGTCCTTCTGAAGTGACAATTCGGTTACTATTCACTGAATTGGAAACTCTAACAACAGATAGAATTGAACAAGGATTCTAAGATGCTTTTTTCCATGTTTCCTCTTTTAAGAATAGAAAATCTCCCAACTGGACCTGCAATCGTAACTGATATTTTTCGCAGAGTTTCGATGGATCCGTTCAAAAACAATATAGTTCTTCTTCAAGAAGTAACTATTCCTGACGGATTTACTATCGAACAAGTTGCAGATAAGTATTATAATCGACCAGATTATCATTGGGTTATTATGGTCATCAATGATATAATTGATATCAGAAAAGAATGGCCAATGAGTAATTCAGATCTTCTATCATATTCTAAAAAGAAATATGGTGAAACAGGAATATATGAAACGCATCATTATAGAACAAGAGATGTTGATAAATTAACTGTGGATTATGATGCTGCAGGACTTGCGAATGGAGTTATAGAAGAAGTGACAAATATCCAACATGAAGAGGAATCAAATGATTCCAAGCGACAAATTAAAATGCTAGAATCTAAATATCTCGGAGAATTCGTCTCGATATATTCGAGCTTGATTAGTGGTAAATAATAATGGCTGAAGAAGCAACAAAACAAGAACAACCTAAAGCAAAAAGAGCAGCAACAATTGATGATGGTTTGCAAAAACCAGGTGACGTAATTATCAATCAACTGTTGCTCAATACAGTAAGTTCTGAATTTTCATTGGATTTAAAACCATACATGATGGAGTTTCATCTGTATGAAGATATTTTTTCACCAACATTGCAAGGTTCTATAGTAATTCGTGATGCGATAAATCTTATCGGTAAACTTCCTATTATTGGCGATGAAATTTTAACTGTTGATATCCAAACACCATGGGGTGATTTAGCGGGGGAAAATAAATCTAATTTGGGATCTTTTGATCCATTGAATAAAATTCAGAAATCTTTCTCTGTTTATGCGGTAAAAAATAGAAAACTCAACAATGACAGAGAACAGTATTATCAATTATTTTTCTGTTCTATTGAAGCATCCACTGATAATATTATTCGTTTGAGTCAAAAATATGAAGGTACGACAGACGAAATCGCATTTAAGATTTTTGAAGACAATATTTCAACACCTCGTATTTTCACAAACAAACAAGCAGTAGACGATACAGATGACAAAACACAACTGTTCATTGCAGATACTCCACATAGTTCTGTAATAACATTTGTTCCTCCGATGTGGTCACCAATTCAAACTATTAATTGGTTGGCAAAAAGATGCATTGGTTCTGAGTATAAAACCCCGACGTTTCTTTTCTTTGAAACGACGAAAGCATTTTATTTGTCTTCTATTGAAGAATTGGTGGCATATCAATTAGAAAACAATCAAATCTACTCAGATTATGTTTATCATCCAAATATTGATAGTCTTGACACAACTTCTTCTTTATCTAAAGGATTCGCTACAGTAGAAGCAATGAATTTCTTGACTAATTTGGATATTATACAAAGTCAAGATCTGGGACATTTTGCAAGCACGGTTCACTCATTTGATCTTGTGAAGAAAGATTATACTCCTTATACTTATGATCATGGTTTCAATTTTAATGGAAAACCAGAAACCCCGATAAAGCACATGGAATCTTATAAGTTCGTGGCAGACTCGAAGGGTGCTGGTTCTTTTCAATATGATGAAACTAGAAAATATAACATGATATTTCCAATAAATGTTTTACGTTCTGGTGACAATAGACCATTTGTTTCTACAGTAAATCCAGGAGTATTAGACTCAACGGAAGATTCGATTGATCTCCACCCAGAACAGTTTGTCGCGCAACGCAATAGTTCTTTGATGGATATAACTACTATGCGTTTACAATTAACTGTTCCTGGAAGAACAGACATTGAAGTCGGAAGATTGATACGGTTTTACTATCCTTCTGTTGGTGAGAAAAATGTAACAGATGATTCAGAAGCAGGTATATGGGATATTTTAATTTCTGGTATCTACATGGTAACTGCGATTCACCATCAAATAACTCCATTTCGTCATACAATGTTTATTGAAATTGCTAAAGACTCCTATGCTCAACCTCTATATGATGTTGACGATGGAGAACCTGAGACACCAGAAACTGCTCCGACTGCTCCAGCAGCAACTCCAGCACCAGCAACAACTCCAACCGCAATCCCAGCGGCAAAACCAACAACGTGAGAGAATAATAATGGATAATATTACATCTAACAATAACCCAAATTTTTATTGGTGGTTTGGTGTCGTGGAAGACAGAGAAGACCCACTTCGACTGGGTAGATGTCGCGTGAGAATTATCGGTTATCATACAGAAGATAGTGAAGTTCTACCATCCGACGATCTTCCATGGGCGATGCCAGTCATGCCCGCAAATTCAGCAGGAACTTCTGGTGTTGGTTGGTCGCCGACTGGTGCTGTCGAGGGTACTTGGGTCGTTGGATTTTTTGCTGACGGTGAGAACGGGCAACATCCTATGTTCTGGGGTACAGTCGGAGCAATTCCTGGAGGATTGAGATCAGCAGATTGCGCTCCATCAGAAGGGTCAGGTTCTTCTGGCGACGACGCAACAGGCGCACCATCCGAAGAAGATGGCGGTCAACCCATTTCTGCTGGTCCGCCAAATCAAGAGTTTTGGACATTGGTTGCAGTTTGTGCAGCGGAAGCAGGAATGGGTGCAGATAAAGCACAAGATCAATGTGATGTTGCACAATCTATCTACAACAGAATGCTCGCAGGAGTTTATGGTGGCAAATCAGTAACTCAATGCGTTTGCGCCACATGGCAATATGAACCTACTTGGAGTTATCCACAACAAGGTACGACAAGCAAACCAAATGCTGAATGGAAAAACATAAAAGATATAAACAGCGCTGTGAAGGCATTGGGTAAAAAAGGAAACGCAAAACAATTGTTAACTGTTGCAAACAATTTAAAGAACAAAGAACTACAAGATAAGTCTAGAAAATTTGTTGGGCCAAGAACGGACTTCAGAGGAAATCCATATAAAGGTGCTGTAAATAAGGCGGTCGATAGAATTCCTGGTAGCAACAGAACAAATGCTTTTGGTTTTAATAAAAAGAGCACATATAATGGCGAAAAGGGTGTTGCGCAAGTTCCATCTTTTGTCACCAACCAAGCATTAGCATAAAGGTTTGATAATGAACAAGTACGATGCATTTACTCCATACTTCACTTCTGCTGATAATATCAACATGGCAGAAGATGACACCATTGGTTCTCTGACTCGCGATGATGTTGTTGCGCTTCTGAAACAAATTCAGAATGCCATGACCATGCAGTATTATAATCGAGTATATAATTTCGGCGAACCACCGAGGCAAGGTTTTAGTTTGCTTGCTTCCCCTGGAGGTAAATTAACACCAACTGGCGATCAGTGGAAATTTACTGTCGTGCACGCAGACGGTGAATATGGTGTGTATAAACTTGGTGTCGCGCAGTTAATTGATGCAGGAATATTCGGAAGTGAGTTGAATACATGGGTTAGTAATAATCTACCAAATATTCCTGTACCATCAAGAGGCAATGAAGAATATGAAAGTTGGTATAGTCGGTTTTTAAAATATAATTCTGGTAAGCAAACACGAATACTTGAAGCGCCTGTCAGTGCCAGAAATAATGCATTATACTACATGCTAATTTATCCAATTAATGGTGGTGATCCCAGATTTAATGTTTCTGTTCACCCACAATTAGCATTGAAGAATGCAGATGGTGCTTTGACAGAGCATGGTGATATGCATGGAGGATTCATAGAAAATCCATTTTTGCAAGATCTTGCTGCATTAAATTTACTTAAATTCACATATCAATTGTTACTGACTTCAAGGGCAATTAATGTCAATGTAGATAAGAAAACTCTTGCTGGCGCTTTGGGTCTATCAATTTGTTGGGACATCGACGCAACGCAAAACTATTTGCGAGGAAATGTTAAGACAGATGCAAATGGTATATCTGCCAAGTATTGGTTTGATGTTGGTTATAATGCTGTCGCGCTACCATCAGAAAAAGTTGCAACTCCAGGACCAACTGAAGGTACAACAAGCGTAGTTCTCGATGCGGAAGTAACACCTCCACCTACAGCAGAAGAGATTGCTTCAGTTCCTACAGATTCAACAGTTGTTGGTACTGCTAAAACATCAGCAGATTCCACCCAACAAATCGTTAGAAGAATATCTAAAGCAAATAAATTCTCAACTATTTTATATGAATTGACTGAAGCGGGAACAATTTCCGTAAGAGTTACAACAGGATTAAAAGATACACCACCATTTTCTTCTGCCAGTGCTCTCTCAAATCCATATACTACATCTCCTGCTAATGGTATTACGCTTTCGATATATTTTATTGGTGGATTTGATCCTACCGCATTTGAGATTAAAATAATTGATAAGATAGAAAAAGGTGGTCGCTTTCTTTTTCAGGGGGATGATCAACTACCTGGAACAGATGCAGTTATTGCGTTACGGAAATTACTAGATTCAGAAGGTTCTCAGCGCCATGATAGGGGAGTTGGAGAATGGTCTGCTGCTATCCAACAAACAATAAGTTTCATAACTAATAATATAACATCTATTGTAACGCAACTACAAGCACAAAAAGAATTTGAGCGCAGTGGTAGTATTGATCGAGCAGAATCTAATAAGGTTATTGCGTTTGATGATCCAGCTGATGTAGAAACTCTAGTCAAACAACTAGATTCAGTGGCGACCTATGCGCAAAGAATGGGGAATGATTTTACATTTCAAGCAAGTAATACTGCGAAAAACGAAATCCTTGCTAATTTTGCAGAAGATATTCAAAGCATCACCACATCGGGGTCACAAACACCGATAACTGCAGTGGATGGTAGTTCCACTTCTTCCGTATCAACACTACAAGCATCTGGTGCTGTTACTACAGTCACAACAACTACAGAAACAGATGGAACTGTTACGCAAGCAAAGAGCGTAGAGAAAGTACAAGCACCATTAAAGGAACAACCAAAATCAACTATTGATAATGGTATTTCTCATCCCGCACAGGCAGCTGACGCAGTAAATACTGCGGTCAATGCACCAGATGCAGAAAATCTCCCCACAAATGAAAACACCAACATCGCTAAAGCGGATGGTAAAGGATTTGCTGATCCGAAGAAAACCTATCCGAAACCCGACTATGTAAATAAACCAGATACTAATAGTCTTGCGCTTGGCGTCAATTCCCCTGGAATTAATCCAGATCCGAGAACATCTGCTGGTGATAAATCATCACAATCTCTCGGTTCTTCTCCCGCCGCAAGAAACGCATCGAGAAAACGTGCTGTTAAAATGGCAGGTCGTTCGGGATCTACATGGGAACAACCAGCAACTCCATACGCTGCAAAATATCCATACAATAAAGTATTTGCTGGCGAATCTGGACACGCATTAGAAATCGATGATACTCCTGGATTCGAGCGTTTGAATATTGCTCACAAGTCAGGAACCTTTACAGAGACTGGACCTGATGGAACTCAAGTAAATAAAATTATTGGTAATGGGTATTCCATCATTGAAAAAGATGGTTTTGTTTTAATTGAAGGTAATGCCAACGTTCACATTGCAGGACAATG